CCCGACCGTATTTCTCCCCGAGTCGAAAAATACTGCGGCGATCAAGCCGTTCCGCAATAAGATTGCAGGTCGGCGGGCCCCGAAACGGGAAGACTTGCGGCGATTCGGCCGCTTGGCGGGACGCCCCTCCATACGCGCCCTGGGCGGCCCCCGACGGCACAATCCGGCCACAGGGCGACGCATACCCCCCTCTCAAGATCACCTAGATTTGCAGGGGTTAACTCGAACGGAGGGCTTTACCGTGAGGCTGAATCGACACCAGGTGGAAGCCCAGATTCCAGACACCCCGGAAGCCTCGTCGAACCTTCCGAAAGTTCGTCGACAGCTTGAGCGGATATGCGAATCCCTGGGCATTGACTACGACGACCTGGCCGAGCTGCACGTATTGAATGGGCGTGTAGTGGCAGTCCTTTTCGATAGGAAGGACGGCGAGTTTTACCGGAATGAATTCGGGAAACTCGCAATGCGTCAGGAGAGATTCCCCGTCGACTTGATAACGTTCGTCGGCGACGAGAGGGATATCTGATGGCCGTACTCGATCACAAAAAGGATCCCGACGCTGTACTCGACTGGGTGTGGGACTGGAACGAATGGCTGGACGAGGGTGAGACCATCTCCGATTCCTCGTTCATCGTGTCGGCTGGTATCTCTGTAAACTCCGAAAGCAATACAACAAAGACGTCAACGGTGTGGCTTTCCGGTGGAACTTCCGGCCAGGTCTACCAAGTCACGAATCGCATCACTACGTCCTCCGGGCGTACCGACGACCGCTCGATCACGATTCGCGTCACTGAGCGCTAGGAAAGGAAACAAACATGGCTGTACGCCTCTCTGCGTCGCTTGCGAATTCGCTGGCCGACGCGGTCGACACCGCCATCGGTAACGCGGGCAAGATAGAGATTAGGACGGGCACGCAGCCCGCGACGGCTGACACGGCGGCCTCAGGGACGCTGCTTGCCACGTTCACTCTGGGCAGCCCCGGCTTCGGCGCTGCCTCCTCTGGGGTCATCACGCTGGCCGGTGTGCCGCTGACGGTGGCGGCGTCGAGCACGGGTACGGCGGGCTACTTCCGGCTGATGACCTCGGCCAACTCGTCCATTATGGACGGCGCGATCGGCACGTCAGGCCAGCAGATCAACTTGAACACGACGTCGATCACGACTGGCGTCAACGTGACCATCACCTCGGGCACGATCACGATGCCCACAAGCTGATCTTGGTAGACGACTGGAGGTAGCCCGTGGCCATCTCCTACGTCGGCAGCGGGTCCGGGACGGGCGGCTCTTCGAGTTCATTCACGATCTACAAGCCAACCGGCACGGCTTCCGGCGATTTCATGATCGCTATCGTCGCCTTGGATACGGTTACCGGTGGCGGCGGCGACCGGACGTTCTCGCCTCCGTCCGGGTGGGTTTCCGAGGGGCATCGATACAGCAGCCCCAACTGTGTAATCGAGATTATGAGGCGGACAGCCGGGTCGTCAGAGCCTGCGACGTGGGGTGGCACCTTCTCCGGTGGTACGGCTGGCTATGTCGCGTCTATCACCGCCACGTATCGCGGTGCGGTCGGAATCGTGGCGGACGGGGTGTCGTCCGTCGGGAGCGCCACAAGCTTCAACACAGCGTCGGTGAGCAATCCGACGGCAACGAACTGGCGCATAGTGGCCGGGGCGTACGTCTCCGGTAGCACGAGTTACGCCATCGCCTCGAACGAAGTCCGCAACCTGCGCCGCCAGTCGAACACCTACGTCGAGGCTGGCATCTGGGACTCCAACGGGACGATAGGTACCGGCAGTACGAGCCGCAACGTAAGCCGTGGGGCTGTCTGGGAGAGCGCCACCTCATGGATTGGCATCCTGGACGCTACTGACGGTGCGGCCGTCACAGGCTCGCTCGCCTGCACGCTCCCGTTTCTTGCGGTGGCGGCCAGCGCGACGCTGGAGTTCGTCTCCACCATGTCGACTTCACTGCCAGCTCCCGGTGTCGACATGTCTGGTATCGCCTCACCCCCGTCCGGGCCCATGGACGTGGTGATACTCCCCGTGGTGGAGGTCGAAACATACGTCGACACCGAGGGCACTCTGGACGTGGTATGCCTTCTTGTGGTTGAAGCTGTCGCCGAGACCCGGTCGTTCGGCATCCGGGTGGTCACTCCCGAGCGGGAGTACAGGACTATATCGCCCTTGATGTACGTAGGTGGCGACTGGCGAATCCTTTACGGCTCGCGCTGCTCCGAAGGCTCGGTAAGTGCTGTTATGCCCCTTGCGGTAGACGTCTGGGGCGATATCGAATTCACAGGTTCGGCAGACATTGCTGTGCCGTTGCTGACGGCAGACATTCAGGCGAAGAAGGTGAACATCGTGTATGCAACAGACATCGGAGACGCCTCCGCCACGTCCTTCGTCGTGACCCACAACCTGGGATCCAGGGACGTCCTTACGGCCGTCTATGAGGCAGCGAGTCCGTACGAAGAGGTCTTGCCGACCTCGATCGAGCGCACCTCGACCGACACAGTCACGGTGACCTTCCCGTCCGCACCAACGACAAGCCAGTATCGCGTAGTCGTGGTTTACGGCTAGAGGCTGCCGACTGATTGGGGGACAGCGTGGCCATCTCGCTTATCAATAGCGGCACGGCGACCAATCCCAACGCATCTTCGGTAACGGTGACGAAGCCCGCCGGCACAGCCAACGGTGACTTGCTTCTGGCGTTCTTTACTTCGAACAATCAGAATGCGACCGCACCGTCAGGGTTCGTCGAGATTGTGGACGGATCCATTGAGGTCTTCCGGGTCCAGGCTTTTTATAAGGTCGCCGGTGCGTCTGAACCGGCCAACTATGTCTTCAGCGTCACGGCCAACGCTCCCCTTGCGGTGAGCATGTCCGCTTTTCGGGGCATCGACACCAGCGACCCGATCGACATCAACCCCAGCGTCGGCACCAGCCTGACGCACTCGGAGCCGTACACGACTCCTACCATCTCGGGCGGCCTGTCCGGTCGGGTGGTCTACTTCCGCAGCGTCAGATACGCCAACACCACGATCCCCACCTTCACCGCCTCCGGGGCGACGGAGGTGACAGACGTCGGCGTCTTCTCGGGTGGCTCGGTCTGCTACGCGCAGGCTTTGTACATCGCAACCAGCGACTACTCGGCCGGTGGAAGCAAGTCTGGCCTGGCGATCACTTGTTCGCAAACCGAGTCGCACAACGTCGTCTCGACGCTGGCCATCAGGGCCGCGAACAACCCCGCCCTCCTGGGCGTTACAATCCCGTCGATCCCGTCGATGTCGGCCTCTGGGACGGTCGGAGTACCGGCCACGATGGACGCGACCATACCGGCCCTGGGGCCTGTGTCTATTGGCGGGTTCTACGGAAACCCCGAAGGCGTTTTCGACGTGCAGATCTTGCCGTCGATGGACGTGGCAGCCGAAGAGGGCACGGGCGGACTGCTGGATGCCGTCGTGCTGCCTGTGCTCACCTTTGTCGGCGAGACGGCCAGGGTCGCGGAGAACGTCGTCCTGGTCGATTCTGACGAGCGGTGGACGGTCGTCACGCAGGACGGGTACCGAGAAGGCACTCGACGGGCAACGAGAAGCTTCTCGATCTTCATGCAGTTGCCGCGTATCGGCGCTTCGTTCGCTGGCACTGTCAGCGCACTCGGTCAGACGGTGTTCGGCGACACGGTCGCCGAGAACCCTATGATCACGACGACGTCCTGTGCTGATGTCGCCGCCGATGCGGTCGTCGAAGCATACGGCGCCATCGCCCTTACCGGCGCCGCAGGCGCTCCCGGCGAAGAGGTTTCGCCGACTGTTGTGACCTACGATGCGACGGCCGCCATGTCGTTCCCTGTTGGCGATGCGTCAGCTTCGGTTGTGGTGTTCACGACATCACAGACGGAGGCGTACGCCGACTGTGCGGACGTGCTGGTTCAGTCGTTCGATGCGGGGCCGCAGCACGGCACCTTCGCGTACGCCGGACACGCCGCAGCTACAACCCTGGACCCGGCGCCTGTGGTTGAGGCCGCCAGTGCCACGGTCACCGCCTATGCGGTGACCGTCTTCTTCGACACAAACCGCCTGGCTCAGGCCGGAAGCGTGGCCGTGTCTGTGCAGGCCGACAATGTGCCGCCGACTCAGAGACTGGCCGAGGCCGGTCACGCGTCCGTCATCTGTCACAACTAAGGACTTCACGTATGCACTTCATCGAGAAGATGTCGGGTAAGGTCCCGATCCTGAACGCGGAGCAGCGCTGGGAATGTCCCAACTGTGTCGCTACGGACGTGACTCACGAAGCTCAGCCTCACACGCGATTTCACGCGTGTCGGGGGCTGAAGGGGCTTACGGCTCCGTACGTCCCCGCCGGTACCCACTGCAAGGTGGAGGCCAAAGAGCGTGAGGACTATATCGGTCAAGAGGTCGTCACTACCGACGGCGAGAACCGGCCGATCATGCGAGTGGAAACAACTCGCGACGATGGAAACGACGTTGCGGTATTCGCACCGCTCGCGCGATCAGATGGAGGAGTGAGTTAAATGGCATTCGGTTCTAGCAGCGCCATGTTCCGCGAGTGGGCCAGTCAGGTCTTGCAGGTAAGCGGAACCGGCTACACGGGACTCGACAGCGACACCGTCAATGTCTCGCTGTACAACGACACGACCACCCCCGACAAGGACGCCGCTGTCGGGTCCACCGGCTACAACACCGGCGTCTGGACGAGCGCAAACGCCCTGGCCGACACCGACGGCTCCTCCGACTGGGCAGTCACCGGCATCGCTCTCGGCTCGAAGACGTTCACGACCCCGTCAACCGGCGTAGTCATGTTCGACGCCGCCGACACCACGCACTCGAACACGGTGACGATCACCAACGCGTACGGCTGCCTCGTCTACGACGACACCATTACCGCCGGTACCGTCGCCGACCAGGGCATCACGTTCCACAGCTTCGGCGGGGCACAGAGCGTGACGACGGGCACGTTTACGGTAGTTTGGCATGCTAACGGTTTGTTCCGCATAACCGTCTGACCTGCATAGACGCGGGTCGGCTGGCGTGGTACTCTGTAAACATGAGTACCTGTGAAGTATGCGGTGGCGAATTGATCTACGCTGGAACGGGTCGCCCTCCGACTCGTTTCTGCTCTAGGGCGTGCAAGGACTCCGGGGCGGCGCAGAAGATGCGCCGAGAAGCCCTGGAGGCGCGCAAGGCCGAGACGGGGGAGCGTCGGTGTCCGGTGTGCGGCAACGTCATCCCGGACACCGTCACCCTTAGGGCGATCTGTTGCTCTCGCGAGTGCGGCGTCACTCACCAGAACCGAAAGCGCGCCGAAGCCAAACGCGCCAAGGTGCTAGCGGATCGCAAGCCCTGCCCTGAGTGCGGCGGCCCCCTCCCGGAGACCCATAGCGCCCACTGGACGTACTGCTCGACGGCCTGCAAGAAGAAGGTCAACGGGCGCACATGGCGGGCCAAGTCCCCCGAGTACATGCGCAAGTATCTGTACGGCATGGCTGAGGGCGACTTCCAAGCGATGCTGGAGCGCCAGGGCGGCGGTTGCGCCATCTGCGGCACCAGCGACTGGCGGGGCAGGCATAGCGCGCCCCACGTCGACCACTGCCACACCACTGGCAAGGTGCGCGGCATCCTGTGTCACAAGTGCAACTTGATGCTGGGCAACGCGGATGACGACCCCGCCCGCCTGCAAGCCGCTGCGAGGTACATCATCGACAACGCATAACCGAAGGGGGCCCGCATGGCTATCTCGTATGTCGCTGCGGGCAGTTACACCTTCACCGGTACTGCCGACACGGTTGCCCGCGCGGGCATCCCTTCCGGTATCCAGGTCGGCGATCTGCTTGTCTGCTGCTTCGGGAACGTCTCCAGCGTGGCAAGCGCGGCGACGATGAACAACTCCTGGACGAAGATTCAGGAGAAGGGCACGGGCGGCGCTGGCGCCGACAACTGCTACTTCCTTATGGCGGCGAAGATTGCCACCTCGACGGAAACGGCGGCGGCTGGGTCGAACGTCCAGATCGCGACCCTGCCTTCCACGGATGGGCAGAGCACCAAGACGGCGCAGACGACGGCTTATCGCGGCACCGAGACAACGGTCGGTGCCGCGATCATCGCCTCCAACTCTGTTCACGAATCGTCGCCCGGCGATCAGACCATTAACACAGGGGCGGCGACCGCCACCGTCAATACTCAGTGGTACGCCTTCTTCTACAACATGGCCGCCGGTAATACGAACGGCGACCAGAGTGCCGGTACGTTCTCCAGTAGCGCTGGCACGGTGCGCGGTCACGCGAGGGTATACAACTCGGGTGCCACCAACTCCGGCTGTGCGGGCGGAGACTCCAACGGCACGATCAGCACGGGCAGCAAGTCGACAGACGGAACCTGGTCTGGTACTGCTACCCGCCTGAACGCTGGCATCGTCATCATCTCGCCTCTGGCTACGACTTCCGCTTCCGGCGGGACGACGACACCGGCAATCGTAACGAACAGTCCAGTATCCAGGGTTGGTGCCCAGGCGGGTCGAGTCAAGTAGCTTTAATCAACGGGAGAGTTCGATGCATAAGACGCTAGATAGAATCACCGACGACATCGTTGTGAATGGAACTTCCGAGGTAACAATCCTGAGCGGCATCGTGCTATGCGGAGGGGGTCCAAGTTTCGACTACTTCAGGTTCTCGGCAGCCGGTCACACCACTCGAACCAGTTCAACTTCGTCCAGCCTGACGTTCCGCATTCGATGTCTGGAGAACAGCACTTCGACTGTCATCTCCTCGCTCGGTGTGACCAGTACATCCACGGCGGGCGGAATCTCGTTCACCATGGACGGGTGGGGATGCGCGAAGCCTGACTCCAACAACTGCCTTACGGGCGGCCTGTCAGTGCATACGGGCCTAACGACCGGAGTCGCCGGGGACGGTCTCATTCAAAAGTTCGCGAATGCGCCCGCATTCTCAACCATCGGCCCCACCGACGGCGGGCCGCGCAACTTCACGTTGTCCCTAACTGTCCAGCCGAGCAACTCGAACTTCCAGGCCACCTTCAGGGGCGGCGTGTTTGAGCAGATTCTCGACGAGGCGTAAATCAAGATAAGGGGGCGCCATGCCTAAGTCGATAGTCTTCGAGAAGGGCGTAACCCTCAACCCAGCAGGCTCGGCCTACGGTCTTGAGATTCGCATCCCGGCGATCGTCAGGTCCGGCGATACACTGGTAGCTTTCGCCGAGGGGCGCAACTCGGGCGTAACCCTCGACTGGGGAAACATCGACCTCATCTGTCGCAGGTCGACGGACTACGGGGCGACATGGGGTTCGGTCATCTATGTCGACGACAACGGGACGGCATGCGCCGGAAACCCGGGCCCTGTCGTTAACAGTCAGGGTCACATCATCTGTCTGTTCGTCAGGCAGAGCACCAGCGATGGTACGACGCGCAGGGCCTGGTATAAAAAGTCGACTGACGCCGGGGCGACCTGGGGGTCTGCGGTAAGTATCGATGCAGACGTCAACCCGTGGCATGATGGGATGTTTACCTTCGGCCCAAGTCACGGCGTCAGGTTGCGATACGGCGCTAATGCCGGTCGGCTCCTAGTCCCCTTCGGCTCTAACGGTAGCACCTGGAAGGCCGGTGCCGTCTACTCAGACGACGACGGTACGACCTGGAATCTTGGGGGCTATACGTCCGAAACCAGTGGAGTGTTCCAGCCTCAGGAGACGTCGATAACAGAGACTCCTGACGGGACGATCGTTATGATTAACCGCAACCAGGGTGGCTCAGGCTCGCACAAGTCTAGGTCGTACTCCGAAGATGGCGGCATGAGTTTCAGCGCCGCCCAGAGTACGACCATCGTTAGCGGCGAGGCGGTCCAGGGGTCGGTTTATCAACATTGGGGATCACACTCGCAGCCCCTGCTGTACTCCACCCCCCAGGCCGCAAGCCTTGGTGTCCCTCGCTACAAGGGAGTCGTAGTCAGGTCGTTCGACGAGGGCGCCACCTGGGATAGCGGCACCATCATCACCGACCCCAACTCGACAACCGAGCGCTACGCCTACTCGGACTTGGTGGAGACGGGCCAGGACACCTTCGGCGTGCTGTACGAGACCGGCACGGACGTCGGCGGCGAGCCGTACAGGTGGATCAAATATCAAGAGCTTCGGGTGTCGCCGATAACGCAGCGGGGGTCGGCGTCGACCGACAAGATCTCCGGCGCCGACAGGTCGACGTTGTCGGTGACAAAGCCGACTGGCACTGTCGCCGGGGACGTCCTAGTCGCCTTCTTCACCAGGAACGGCGTCGCGGTCACTCCGCCGTCAGGGTTCACGCAGGTTTATTCGCGGATCGCCGACACCAACGGTTTGACTACGTCGATGTACGTCAAAGTGGCTGGCGGTTCGGAGCCCGCTACCTACGACTGGACTAGTGGCAGCGGCCCTATCATGTGCACCATTACCGCCTGGACGGGTGTTGACAACGTCAACCCGATCGGTGCGGCGAACTTCGCGTCGTCCGGCGGCGCCGGTGTATCCGAGCCCGCCACGACTCCGACCATCAGCGCCAACACCGCCCAGCAGGGGCGGCTGTTCTACTTTCGTTCGACGTTTCTGGCATCGGCCACGGTCGTAACCCTGGCCGGTCCGGGCGGTACTGTCAGCGAGGTGTTCGAGGAGAGCGCCTCTACGGCTTCCAACAGCCACCGCACGCACGCCCTGTACACAGAGTCGACAGACTTCACCAGGGGTGGGGCGTCAAAGGTCGGTGCAGCCATCACGGCCACCGGCACGGAAACCAAAAACACGTACGCCACGTTCGTTCTTCAAGCTGCACAGAATGTCGATTCGCAGGCGGTCGCTCCGCCGGTGACGGCGAGCGCTTCGATGGTTAAAGTGGGCGCAAAGGCGCCGAGTATCGGATAGAAGGAGAGGCGGGGTCGCGAGATGCCGAAGATCGTAGGCAACATCACGGGTAGGGGCTCCACCACTCCGCGCGAGTTCAGCGTCCGCAACTACGGTGCAGTTGGTGACGGCGTCACGAATGACTACACCGCCATCGCCGCCGCCATTAGTGCGTGCGGCACGGCCGGTGGCGGAACGGTGATATTCCCGCCCGGACACTATATCGTGTCCACCAATGGTGGCTTCCAACTGCCCGTCCAGGGCAGCGGATCCATGAAGCTGAAAGGGATGGGGCAGGAGGTCACCAGGATCACCTTCAGCGGCACTGGCTACCTGTTCACCATCGGCGACAGCGGCGCAACCGACTCCAGGTACCAGTACATCGAAGACATGACCTTGATCGGTACGGCCACCAATCCGGATGGGGCGGTGAAGTTCAACCACCAAAGGTTCTGCGGCCTGCGGACGGTACTCATCAAGGACTTCACCAAGGCCGGTGCCAGGGGCGTCGACATCGTCACCCTTGAGCACAACTACTTCGCACTTATCGACCAGTGCAAGTTCATCAACGTGCCCACCGGCATCTATATGGAAAGCGACGCAGGTGGTGTGGGGGCTAACAGCAATCACGTCCGCCAGTGCCACTTCGGGGTGCACTCCAGCTATGCGATTCACATCGTCGGCGGGGACACGAATACCGTCGAATACTGCGAGTTCAATGGAAGCGTTACTACGGCTATCCGCATCGAGGGCGCCGCGACCAACAGTAAGCTCCTATACAACCAGTTCGACGGGCCCGCAACTTCGGTCCAGATAACAGCAAACACCGTCGCCAGCACAATGATCATCGGCAACAGCGGGAGCGCGACGATAAGCGACTCCGGGTCCAACACTACAGTCCTGGCCGCAGGAACAATGTACGCCAGAAACGGACTGATCCTCGGCGGTGCCTCTGGGGATCCTGCCACCGTGCCGTTGCGACTTCGGGGTGGCACGTCGCAGTCGACGAACATCTTTCAGATCCAGAGCAGCACCGGTGGATCGACTTACCTGTCTGTCGATCAGTCGGGAAACTTTACCTCGAACGGCTCCGGGCTCTTCCATGCTCACACCATCCTTCAGGCCGACGTCGGGGTCAACAGCGTTGTGGCCACGGTTGATCAGCAGGGGGCGGCGAACAGCGCGACCGGCCTCCGGGTCAAGCAGCGCTCGACCGGCACGACTGGCGACATGCAGCGTTGGGTCGCCTCAGACGGCACTACGGTCTACTCGCGCGTCAACAAAGACGGCTACATCGGCACCATGAAGACCACTGCGCCCGCCGACGGTGACATCAATACGAGCGAGGTCTTTCTGTGGCTGGACGATACCGCCGCCGCCCCGAAGCTGATGGCCAAGGGTAAGGATTCCGCCGGAACCGTCTTCTCGCACCAGCTCTCACCCTAGAGTGCACGCGCATGGCGAATAAGGTTCCCTAAGGGGGTGCAGGCGTGGCCAACGCGTACGCAGACGCGCTCTACTACGACTCGTTCAACCGTGGCAACAATGCGTCGATCGGTAGCGCCGAGTCCGGTCAGACCTGGACGGTCAATAGCGGAAATCCCGACATCGCAAGCAACACTTTCAGCGCGGTAACCTCGGCCAATGCTACGATTGCCGCGCAGGCGGACGGTGTTGTTGGTGCAACGGCCACGGTGAGTGCGAAGTCGCTCCGTATTATATTTCGGCGCGCCGACTCCAGCAACTACTGGGAGTGGGGCAGCAATACAATAACCCTGCGCCTGACTAAGTATGTTGCTGGCGTACCAACAACCCTGGTCGAAACTCCTCTCGGCGTTACCGCAGGGGACAGCGTCCGAGTCAGTCTCAGCGGTTCGACTATCAAGGCGTACATCAACAGCACGCTGTACGGCACCTTTACGGACTCCTTCAATTCAACTGTCGCCAGCCACGGGATGCTTGTTGGCACGGGTGGCGGCGCTGACGACTTCACTATCTGTGTGCCGATTGAAGTTCCGGCCACAGCGTATGGCGCGACGGTCCTGACGGGCCGGTCGGCGTCGGCGCCACTGGCGTCAGCGACAGCGGTGGCGAACGGCGCCACGGCTGCGACGGTCGGTTCCACGGATGCCCCGGCCGGTCTCGCGGATGCGGCAGTCGCCACCAGCGCCCCGACTCCGGCGCTGGTGGCCTCACCCGGCTCGGTTGCGGTTTCCGCTGCGGCGTCCGGCGCCTCGTCGACCGGCACAGTATCGGCCCCGGCGGGTACGGTGACCGCGTCGGCGGCAGCCGACTTGTCCGCTTGCCTTGTTCGAGCAAGTGCCGGTTCCGGGCAAGTGGCGGCGACAGTATACGACGCGACCACCGTCAACACCTCGACAGTCGCGGCTGGTCACGCGGCGGCGTCTGTCGCGTCGGACGGTGTCACCGGCGCCCTTCAGGCTCCGGCCGGACATGCGGCGGCCGGAGCTGCGGCTTATCAGCCCTACCTGGACGCCCCGGCCGGTTCGGCTTCCGCCACGGTCGCCGTCAACGGGGCTTCGGTGTCTACGGTCGGCGCCCAGGACGTGGATGCCGGACACGCTTCGGCTTCGGTGTCGGTCGACCAGGTCGTCGCAACCTTGAATTTGCCGTCCGGGAATTCAAGTTCGGCTGTCGAAGCCTTCGGCGCTACGGTGTCGTCGGTGCCTGCCGCCAGCGCCTCGGCCGGTCACGCCGAGGTCGCGGCCACAGCGTACGGCGGTGCGACCTCTGTCCAGTCGTTCGCAGGCTCGGGGGTAGCGAGCGCTACCGCGAACGGCGCCTCGACGACCAACGTCACTTCCGCTCCGGCTGGCCTGGCGACCGCGACGGCTACGGCTGACGGTACGTCATCTACTGTTTCTGCATCTGCTGGCACCTCGCTGGTAGTTGCAGTAGTTAGCAGCGCCACGATCTCCACCTTCTCCAGCACGAACGCTCCGGCCGGGCATGCCGGACTGACGGCGGTGGCTAACGGCGGCAGGCCCTCCGGCACGACTACGGCCGGGGACTCCACCGCTGCCGCGACGGCGTACGGCGCGACCATGCTGTCCGCCACCTCGACCTCGGCCGGGCAGGGGACGGCGTCGGCGACAGCCGAAAATGCCATCGTCAACACGTCGGGCTCGTCGAGCGCCTCCGCTGGCCACGCTGCGGCAACAGTGGGCGCCCAGAACGCCTCGGTGACCTCCACCGGCTCCACGACTGCGCAGGCAGGTGCAGCGACCGCTACGGCGACGGCTGACACCTCCACAGGCGCACTCGGAGCCGTCGGGGGCACCGGGGCTGCCTCGGTCACCGCCAACGACGCCACGGTCGCCACCGTCGGCGTCAGCGGCGGTGCGGCCGGGCATGCTGCGGCGACAGGAACCTCCTACTCTCCTGTAGTTTCCGGTTCCGCTGGTGCGGGAAACTCAAGCAGCTCGACAGAAGCCTTCGGCGCCACGGTGTCGACGGTGCCCGCCCGGAACGCCCCTGCCGACAGCGGCGGGGTGACGGCGACCGCCAACAGCCCGATGGTCGTCATCCGGTCGAGCGCGGGCGCAGTGCTTGCCACAGTCGCGACCCAGGACGCCTTTGCGGTACTCCGGGCGGCTGCCGATGCGGTCGGTGTCTCCACTGTCGCCTACGACCCGACAGTCATCTCGTCGGGCACGGTGACGGCTGCGGCTGGCATCGCCCTGGCGGCGGTGACGGCATTCGACCCGTCTGGGCAGGGCAACAGGCAAGACGCCCTCGCCGACCTCGTTAACGCGACAGCCTCCGCTCACGCGGCGACTGTCTCGCACGTCTCCCCGCCCCCTAGAGCCAGGGTGTACAGAGTATGAGCGAAGAGCGAACTCTGGTGATCTACATGGAAAAACGGAAACTCCCCATACCGGACGAGGGTCGCGAATTGGAGGTCTACCTGCCATGAGGACTTGGGAGAAGGACCCGAACGCGACTCTCGACTGGGGATTCGACTGGAGTAGCTGGCTGTCGCCCGCCGAGGAGATCTCGACGGCGACAGTCACCGTCCAGTCGGGGCTTACGAAGGACAGTCAGTCCAACACCACCAACTCGGTGACAGTGTGGATTTCGGGCGGAACTTCTGGAGTGACCTACGAGGTCGCTTGTCGGGTAACGACAAACCAGGGCCGCACCGATGAACGCACAATCGGCATCCGAGTAACCGACCGATAGGGTGGGGCGACTTGCAGAGATTTTGGGACAAGGTGCGCGATGACGGGTTCTGCTGGACCTGGACGGCTAGCCGGAACAGAGACGGCTATGGTCAGTTCAAGCTGAACGGCAAGGTCAAGAAGGCCCACAGGGTCGCTTATGAACTCCTGAAGGGCCCAATTCCTGACGGGCTGGATCTGGATCACCTGTGCCGAAATCGATCCTGCGTCAATCCAGGGCACCTGGAACCGGTAACGCGCCGAGAGAACGTGCTTCGTGGCGTGGGTCTAGCTGCGCAGCAAGCCCTTCGCACCCACTGCCCTAAAGATCACGAGTACACCGAAGAAAACACGCGACGACAGTTTCGTGCAGGCAGGGTTTCACGCTCCTGTAGAGCCTGTCACTGTGCAGCCAATCGCAAGCTGTACGCATCCAAGAAATCCTGAAAGGAACTGCACCATGGCTTCTAACTACGGCCTCGGCCCGGACTACGACATCTCTGTGGGCGTCTCGCCCCTCGACATCGGCACGGCTCGCACCGGCGGGCGCATCAACATGGCCAACGTCAAGAGCGTCGACGTGGTGTTCGTCAAGGGCGCTGGCACTGCCGCCGACGACCCGACGATCACCCTTCAGAGCCACACTCTCTCCACCGGCGGCGCCTCCACCAACCTGGCCGTCATCTCCGAGTACTACAAGAAGCAGGAGACCACCCTCGACGGCGACGAAGTCTGGACGAAGGTCACCCAGGACCCCGCTCTCGCCACCGTCATAGGCGACGGCACCTCCGCCGAGACGGAGCAGCTTGTAGTCTTCAACGTCCGCGCTGACCAGATGCCGCAGGCTGACAACTGGCTCAGCGTCAACATCGCCGACGTCGGCAACAACGCCCAGCTCGGTGCGATCCTCTACATCATCCACAAGCACGACAAGGGCGACCCGACGACATTCCCGGCTCCGCTGCGCTAGAACTGAAGGGTGATGAACCATGGCCTCCAATAACGGACTTGGCCCGGACTACGATATCTCCATCGGCGCGGCGCCGGTCAATCTGGCTACCGCCGGAGCGACCGGTAAGCGTATTAGTATGGTCAACGTCAAGAGCGTGGACGTGGTTCTACTCAAGGGTGCTGGGACTGCCGCCGCAAACGAGCAGCAGACCATCGACCTTGGTGCCGCTTCAGCGGGCACTGTCACTATCACGTTCGCCGGACAGACCACGGGTAGCATCAACTTCAACGCGAACGCCGCAACCGTGCAGTCCGCACTTGAGGCGCTGTCGAACGTGGAGCCCGGGGAGATCACCGTCACCGGCGGCCCGTTCCCCGCATCTATGACGCTTACGTTCAGCGGGCAGTACGCGAACACCGACGTCAGCGAGATCACCGCGACCCCGACAGGGCTCACCGGTGGCACGATCACGATAAACACCACAGTGCAGGGCGGATCGGATCCGGCCATGACGCTGAAGTCTCACACCCTCTCAACCGGCGGCTCCTCAACAAGCCTGGCCGTCATCACCGAGTACTTCGTCAAGTCCGAGGCGACTCTCGATGGCGACGAGGTCTGGACGAAGGTGAGCCAGTCCGCTGCGGCGACCGTAGCGGATCCAGGTGGTGCTGGCACTTCGGCTGAACAGCAGCAGCTTGTCGTTTTCAACGTCCGCGCGGATCAGATGCCTGCCGCCGACAACTGGCTGAGCGTCGACATCGCCGATGTCGGTACAGCTGCTCAGCTCGCAACGGTCATCTACATCATCCACAAGCACGACAAGGGCGACCCGACGGCATTCCCGGCTCCGCTCCGTTAATCACTGCGACCCGCGAGGTGATGTATGGGCAAGTTCGAAGATGTGAATCTGGCGGAGGCCGTAAAAGGGGACCGCCGTACCCAGCTTGAAGCCATACGCGACTACCTCGCCCACGAACTTGAGGGCAACAGGTGCAACACATGTCGCATGTCGCAGCTAAGAACTGGAGATACGGCGGCCCTTGTGCTTCGCCTTTCGGCGATCCTCAAAGAGGTCGACGAACTTCCGCGCGAGGACGGGACGGTGAGCGCTCTTGACAACCTCCGACTCCTCAGTTCTGCTCGGACACCAGACGCCAAGAATCCAGCACCTCCCGCCAAGCGTGGGGTCACTGGGGCGTGAGGTCACCGAGTTGGCCGCCCTGGCTGGCCTGGTCCTCGACCCCTGGCAGGCATGGTTCATCGAGCAGGCTTGCGCGGTAAAGGAAGAGACGTTCTTCAACAAGGTCACCGGTGAGTGGCAGCGTATGTGGGCGGCCAAAGAGGTCGGGCTGATGGTTTCCCGCCAGAACGGCAAGGGGTCGATCCTAGAGGCAAGGGAACTCGCCGGACTCTTCCTCCTTGGTGAACGCACCATCGTCCACTCCGCCCACCAGTTCGACACCTCGAAGGAGCACTTCCTCCGGATCCTCGAACTGCTGGAAGGTGTGCCCGACTTCGACCGCGAAATCGCCAAAGTTTCCAACTCGCACGGCGACGAGGGTGTCACCCTCAAGTCCGGGCAGCGTCTCCGCTTCCGTACCCGAACCAAGGGTGGAGGCCGAGGCTGGAGCCCCGACTTCATCGCTATGGACGAGGCTATGTACCTCGGGCCCGCCCAGATTGGCGCCCTGATGCCGTCCCTGTCGGCCCGCCCCAACCCCCAGATCTTCTACACCGGTTCGGCCGGTGACAAAGACTCGATCCAGTTCGGGCGCGTACGCAACAGGGCCATCAAGGGCTTCAAGGTACAGAACCCCGACACCGGTGAATGGACAAGGGTCCCCGACCCCGCGATGTTTTATGCCGAGTGGTCGATCGACGGCTGCACCGACCTGTGCCTCCCCAACTGCCAAGAGCACGACAAAGTCGCCGACATCGGCTCGTACGCCAAAGCCAACCCCGGCCTGGGCATCCGTATCACCGTCGACCATGTCGAGATGGAGCAACGCTCCATGGACGAGCAGACGTTCAAGCAGGAGCGGCTCGGCATCGGAGACTGGCCGGTCGAAGGTGACCAGTGGGGGGTCATCTCCGAAGAGTCCTGGCTGTCCCGTATCGACGAGACGTCAGAGATCGGCGACTCCAGCATCAAGGTGCTGGCTGTCGACACCAGCCCCAACGGCGAGTTCTCCTCGATCGCGGTCTGCGGCACCAACGGCGTCTTCCGGCATGTCGAGATCACCTCCAACGAGATCTCGACAGATCACCGGCCGGGCGTCGACTGGGTGGTTCGCCGGGTCAAGGAGATCTGGGATCGCGCCAAGCCGGACGCCGTGATCATCGACAAGGTCAACCGGGCTGGCTCCTTCATCCAGGAGCTGGAGTTCATGGGCGTCACCGTCATTTCGCCGACGACGTCCGAATACGGCCAGGCTTGCGGCGAGTTCTACTCCGGCATCCAGCCACGCAAGGGCGAAGAGGCAGACATCGTTCACATCGGCCAGCTCGACCTGGCTACCGCCGTTGCGGGCGCCGACAAGCGCAACCTCGCCGAACGCTGGGCGTGGGACAAGCGGAACTCGGCCACCGACATATCGCCACTGGTGGCGGCAACTCTGGCCGCCTGGGGGTACCGCAAGGTGCTCTTCGACAAGCCGAAGGCCGCTACGCCGTGGGCGTTCTACGACGAAGACTAGGGGACACATGACGACTCGCGAGGCACTGTGCGCCCTGTTCGTGGCGATCCTGTTCGTGACCGCTGGCTTCGTCTGGCTCTACGGGGCTTGGGGCCTTGTTGGCGGCGGGGGCGGTATCGCGTTGGTGACGCTACTTGCCGATGACACCAAGAAGGCCAAGAAGAAGGAGGGTGGCAGTGGCTAAGATCTGGTCCTCCCTCTTCGGAGGCAGCGGCGAACCCGAAGGGCGACTCACCCTTAATGACCTGTATAACCAAGTAAACGCCTATAAGGGGATGGGCTACCCGGTCGGCGGCGACGGCGGCTACAGCGCAGGCTCCAACTATGAAGCGATCGAAGAAGACTTCGAGGGCTACGTACAGCAGGCGTTCAAAGCGGACGGTATCGTATACGCCTGCATCGTCGCCCGCATGAGGCTTTTCTCGCAGATTCGCTTTCAGTGGCAGAAGATGCGTGACGGGCGACCGGGTGACCTGTTCGGCACGCGAGAGCTGGCGATACTGGAGAAGCCGTGGCCCAATGGCGGCAGCACGATCCACCTTCTCAACAAGGCCCTCGAACATGCCGACCTGGGCGGCAACCACTATGCGGTCCGAGAGACGAAGAAGCGTGGAGCCGTACCGATCTCCCGCATCCGAATCCTCCGACCCGACTGGGTGCGAACCATTCTGACGGCCCCGCCGACCGAGTCCGTCCAGTCCGACGTGGCCGGATGGATCTACCGGCCAGGCGGGACTGATGACAGGTCGAAGTGGGAATTCTATGTCGCCGGTGACGAACGCTTCGCACACTGGGCGCCGACACCCGACCCCGAATACCAGTACCGAGGGATGTCCTGGCTAACTCCCGTGGTCCGCGAGATCATGTCGGATAAGGCCGCAACTAAGCATAAGGGTAAGTTCTTTGAGCACGGGGCCACCCCTAGTTTTGCGGTTTCCTTCAAGGAGACTGTAACTACAGAGCAGTTCAAAGAGTTCAAGTCCCTTATGAAAGAGACTCACCAGGGCGCGGACAACGCATACAAGCCGCTGTACATTGGCGGCGGCGCGGACATCACGCCTTTGATGTACGACCTTCGTCAGCTCGACTTCAAGGCGACACAGGGCGCAGGCGAAACGCGTATCGCTGCGGCGGCCCGCGTTCACCCCGTCATCGTCGGCCTGTCCGAGGGTATGCAGGGGTCTAGCCTGAACGCTGGCAACTTCCGCGCCGCCAAGGACGCCTGGGCCGACGGCGAGATGCGACCGCTCTGGCAGGGCATCTGTGGGGCTTACGAGTCGCTGGTCAAGGTCCCCGACGGGGCTCGCCTCGGCTACGACGACCGGGACATCCCCTTCCTTCGCGAGGACATTGCAGAGAAGGCGAAGGTGCTCGCGCAAGAGGCAGACATTATCCAGGGCCTGGTCATGCAGGGCTTCACGTGGGAGTCCGCGCGCGACGCGGTTGCAGAGGGTGGCGACTGGCGTCTCCTCCGCCATACTGGTTTGTTCAGCGTTCAACTGCAACCACCCATGCCTGACGGTCCGCCAGTCAAGGTTGTCGACCAGAACGGCAAGGCCGTCAAGACCCCGGCCGCCGGTACTCCGGCGCCGAAGCCTGCCACCGGACCTGGCGCCGCAGGGCGTCCGGCTACCGGCGTACCGAGGCCGGGCGCCAAGCCTGCGCCCCAGCCGAAGGGGGCAGCCCGCGATGACAGTGACTAGCTGTCAGCATGTCGACGGTTGTCAGCGACCAGTAAAGGCTCGCGGCTGGTGCGCCTTGCATGTCAGGCGCATCCGGGAGAGCGGATCCCCGGGGCCTGTCGGATCTCTCAGGACGTCAAGGGCCGGTACATGCAAACACCCTGACGGGTGCGATAGGCCGATCCACACCTCCGGGTGGTGCAGCATGCACTCGAAGCGCGTGTATGAGCACGGCGATCCCGGACCCGTTCACAGGCTACTTGCACACGCCGCCAAGGGGCTCACCTGCAAGCATCCCGACGGATGCGACAGGCCGGTCAAGGGGCTCGGTTGGTGCAAGATGCACTATTCGCGAGTCTGGGCCACAGGGGATCCCGGAGAAGTCGGCTCCAGGTACCGCCCCGGCGAATGGTACGTGGGGCCGAGTGGATACGTAATAGCCAGGATGAACGGCCAGAACCTAATTCAGCACCGAGAGGTCATGGCTGAGCAGCTAGGCCGCCCGCTGCACCCCTGGGAGAACGTTCACCACAAGAATGGAATTCGGCACGACAACCGGCCGGAAAATCTTGAGCTTTGGGTTGTCGCGCAACCGGCCGGACAGCGGGCAGTGGACTTGGCGGAATGGGTGCTTGAGACGTATCCCGAACTGCTTCGGCAACTGGCCCTGAGTCCCGACGTAGAGAGGAAGGTATCTTGATGCAGAAGCATCTTTGCGAGCGGGACGCTGATTTCATTTTCGCGCCCCCAGATGCAAGCGAGAGTGAGCGTAGCGACGACGGCAAGCCTCATGGTGACGGTCGATCCCTCAGTGGCTACGCTGCGGTTTTCAACACCGCAACGACCATCAACTCATTTGAGGGGCGCTTCGAGGAGACCGTAGCCCCCGGGGCGTTCCGAAAGACCCTCCGAGAGCGAACCCCCGTGATGCAGTGGGATCACGGGAGGGATACACGCGTCGGCTCCGTACCAATCGGCGTCTACAGCTCCCTCGTTGAGGATGAGCGTGGACTCAAGGTCGAAGGGCGCCTGTTTGACAACGGCGTCGTCGAACCGGTGCGTCAGGCCATTCAGGCGCAAGCTGTCCGGGGCATGTCATTTAAGTTCTCAGTGACCCGTGACCAGTGGACGGATAACGCAGGCGTCGTCGTGCGTGACGAGGAGTTGTACAACCTCCTTTACGACGCCGGAGAGCGTGGGCCGCTACAGAGGACCATCCAAGAGGTCAGGCTCTTTGAGGCCGGACCCGTGTCCTCGCCCGCTTACGACAGCACAAGCGTCGACGTCCGCTCATCCGCAATGACCGAAGAGGACCGGAAGGCGTTTGTCGAAGAGTGCGTGCGGACGAGTTCCGTAGAGCGCACCGAAGAGCTTCCCGACGAGTCGGTGGTCCCGGCAGTGGAGACCGACGAAGCACGGGTGGAACCCGAAGGCGACGCCCGGGTGGGCAGCCCCGAGGGACACGTTGAAGAACCTGTACAGAAGGCCCCTAAGCCTTCAACTCCCAGCACACGAAAGGCAAGTGTCCCCATGGACGTCATGACCACCGAAGAGCGGCGAGTTCGCCGGGACGAGATCCGTACGCGTCTCGCCGGTATCGACCGCGAGTACTCTGGCGCCGAGCTTCCCGGCGACATCCGGCAGGAGTGGGACGACCTCAACAAGGAGTTCGACAACCACGGCCGCGCCATCAACGCCGCCGAGGCTCGCGCCGAGCAGCTTCGCATGCTGTCCGACTCTGAAGAATCCGTGGACGGCGGCGACACCCCGTCGACCGGCACCCCGGCCGCCCGCGCCTCCCGCTCCTTCAGCACCCCCTCCTTCCGCCCCGGGCGGGACGAGGCCAGCATCTACAACATGACCGCGCTGCGTCAGCAGGCCCGCTCTCCCGAGGAGATGGGCGCCCTGATGCGCGACAGCGCCATGCGTGCTGTCGAGATGTCCCGCTTCCCGGGCGTCGCCGACAAGGCCGCCGCCCAGGAGCGTGCCGCCTACCTGCTGGACAACGTCGACGGCAAGGACGGCGCCCTGGCCCGTCGCATGCTTGCGACCGGCTCCCCCGTGTACGAGCGCGCGTTCGGCAAGGTCGCGGCCAACCTGACCGAGAACGGCCTCTCGAACGAAGAGCGTGCCGCCCTCGCTTCCGGTGCCGGTGGCACTGGTGGTTACGCCGTTCCGTTCCAGCTCGACCCGACGGTCATCCTGACCAACGATGGCCGGATCAACCCGCTGCGCTCTGTGGCGCGTCAGGTCCAGATCACGGGCAAGGAGTGGCAGGGCATCACCTCTGCGGGCGTGACGGTGTCACGTTCGGCCGAGGCGTCCCAGGTCGCCAACAACGACATCACCCTGGCGCAGCCCACCGTCAAGGCGGAGCGCGTCACTGGCTTCGTGACCTACTCGATGGAAGTCGAGCAGGACTGGAGCCAGATGCGTTCCGAGGTCACCTCGATCCTCGCCGACGCGAAGGACGAAGAGGAGGCTGGCTCCTTCTTCAACGGTGACGGCATCGCCCCGAACGCCAACGGCATCATCGCCACCCTGGGCGCCGGTTCGAACGTGAACGTGGCCGTCACGGGCGACTTCGACCCGGTCGACCTGTACAACCTGGAGGCGTCCCTTCCGCCCCGATTCCGGAGCAACTCCAACTTCATGGCGAACCACACGATCTACAACGTGATCCGCCAGTTCGCCCAGGCCGACGGTCACGACCTGTGGGAGCGCATCGGGAACGGGCAGCCCAACCAGCTCCTCGGCCGTCCGGCCCTGGAGGCTTCGGAGATGCTGGCCACGCACGCCGCCACCCAGCGATTCCTGCTGTACGGGGACTTCCGTCAGCTCCTGATCGTTGACCGGATCGGCATGAACGTCGAACTGGTTCCGCACATCCTCGGCGCCAACCAGCGGCCCACCGGCCAGCGCGGTCTGCTTGCCGTGTGGTGGAACAACTCCAAGGTTCTCGTCGACAACGCCTTCCGCGTTCTCTACGGCACCCAGGCGTAAGTGAGATAGGGGCGGACTCTGGCGGGTCCGCCCCTACTCCTCAAGCGAAAGGAAGCGACAGTGGCCAACATCTACGTAGCCACCCGCTCGTTCTCTACGGTGCTTGACGGTGCCTCAAGAGTGATTCAGAAGGGCGCCACTGTGCGCGAGGGGCACCCGCTGCTTGACGGCAGGGATGCCAACTTCAAGCTGCTCGTGCCCACGTTCGAGCACAAGGCCCCGGCCCGTCCGGCGCCTGTCGTGGCCCCGGCCAAGAAGGCGGCACCGGCACCCCTCAAGGTCGCGACGCCCCCGGCTCCGGCCCCGCCGAAGAAGGCCGACAGCTAGGAGGCGTAAATGCCTGCCATCGGGCAGCCCTACGTCAGCGTAGGCGACTTCAAGAGCTACCTGGTGGGCCAGGCGAACGCCAACCTTACCGGTCAGGATGACCAGTTCGAGGACGCGGTCAGCACGGCCAGCAGGGAGATCGAAAACTTCTGCGCCCGGCAGTTCAATCGTGCGGAGTCGGCGACGGCTCGTACGTTCGAACCGGACAGCGGCACTTGGTGCTATGTGGACGACTTTTGGACCACCACCGATCTGGTGGTGAAGCTCGACTCGTCGGGTGACGGGTCGTTCGCTACCACGCTGACGGCGTCGCAGTACAAGCTGTACCCGGCCGACGGGGTGATCGACAGCATGCCCGGCTGGCCGTTCTACAAGCTTACGCTTCTGGGCGGCCTCAGCTTCCCGTGCCATTACAGCGGCCGGGATGACGTGTTGCAGGTGACGGCGAAGTGGGGTTGGGCCAGCGTGCCCTCCCCTGTCCGCGCCGCCTGCAAGATCATGGCAGCCGAAACCTGGAAGCTGAAGGACGCGCCTTTCGGTGTCCTTGGCCTCGACGAGTTTGGTGTCGTGAGGGTCCGTCAGAACAAGATGGCCGTCAGCAAGCTGTACCCATACTCCAAGAACCGACTCATGATTGGCTAACCCGTATGTCCAGTCTCCAGCAGATTCGTGAAGGCATGGCCAGCACGATTCGCGCCTACGTCAACGAAGAAGACAATGAATACGCCGAGTTGTACTGCTATCCGTACGTCAAGGGCGGTATCAACCTGCCCTGCGCCATGGTTATGCCTGGCGGCGGCGGACGCGACAACAAAGCCGGTGACTTCACGATGACGATGTCGCGCGGCACCGAGAAGTGGAGCTTCCAGATCCTGGTGCTCTGCTCTCGCACCGACGAGGACAGCGGGCAGCAGCAACTGGACAGATACATCGACAAGGCGGGTGACCTGAGCGTGCGTCAGGCGATTTGGAATACGCCAGACCTGGGCCTCGGGGACGTCGACGCGATGGTCACCGGCGTGGCGGAATACCACGGCAGTTACGACATGGTGAAGGTCCCGCACGTCGGGGCCGCACTACTGGTACAGGTGCATGCCTTCTAGGTATGCCGCACAAGAAAGGTAAAGCCTAATGGCTGCACTGACCACACAGACTCTCGTGAACGCTGGCACGCCGCCGACCTTCGCTCCCGCCGAGGTCACCGACTATGTCGAAGTTGGCAACGGGCAGGACACGTTCGCCGTCTACAAAAACACCAACGTCGCCACTCGAACCATCACGGTCGAGATGGATCACTCGACGCTGGAGACCGGCGTCGTCTACCCCAGCAAGGTCTACACCATCGCCGCCGACACCGGTGAAACGTGGATCCCGCTTCGGAAGATCTACATCGACACCGCCGAAGCCGGTATCGGCCGGGCCGTCCTCAACGTCAGCGACTCCGCCACCGATGTCACCGTAGCCGTCGTCCGCGTCGGCGCCTGACCTCTAAACAGAAAGGAGTACCGCAATGGCTGCTCTAGTCACACAGGACATCGTCGTCGCCGGTACCGCACCCACTCCGGTGTCGTCCGCCGCGTCCGACACCGCCGAAGTAGGCAACGGCTCCAACGTGTTCGCCGTCTACAAGAAGACGAGCGCTGGCACCTCCAATATCAGCATCACCGTGCCGGGCACCACCTCGTACGGCGTCGCAAACCCCGCCGCAACCTTCGCCCTGGCCGCCGGGGACGTCACGCCGACGTACCGCTGGATACCGCTCCGCAAGGCGTATGACGCCGGTGATGGTAGCGGTCGCTGCACGCTGGCCAACGACAGCATCACCGGCGTCACCGTCGCAATCGTCCGGATGGGCTAAGCCTTCATCGGTCCCTTCGCCCGGCAGTGACCTGAGCAGTAAATGCGCTTGGAGCTACGCGAGTCCGAGAACTTGTTCAGGCAGCGCTTGCAGGTGTATTCAACCTGCTTCTTGCGCGCGGCGACGAAGCACTCCTGCGAGCAGAATCGGCGCTTAGCGCTGCGGGCTGCCGGGAATGCGCCGTTGCAGCGTTCACAGGTGTGCTCGACGGGACGCATCGCCGTTTTGCTTGAGTGGTAACACTCTTGTGAGCAGAAGCGACGACTGGCGTTCAGTGCGGCTAGGAACTCTTTGCCGCACTCTTCGTTTTCGCACACGAGCTTTGATGCGCGCGTCACTCCGGCGCCGTACTCCACTGTCAGTTCGCCGCTTTCGATCCTCCTATTATCGCCCGAACTGCGGCGATGCGTGTTGCAGTTGCTACAACTAGGGACAAGGTTGCTGGGCGAGTCGTCGGTAGTGTCCCAGTTCAGGTGATCTGCTATCAGATTACCTGGGGCGTAATGCCCCAACTGCCAGGTCACGTCCCTGCCGCACCAGTTACAGGCGTGCGTGCCGGGTCCGATCTTCTCGTAGAGGTTGAGTCGAGCGATTGCGACCTGTCCGCTCGGTGGGGCGATCGGGTGCCCCTTGATCATCGTTGTCCGGTTTTCTACACCTTCGGTGATCGGCTTCATCCTGCGGCTGTCGGCATAGCACGCATGGCGGCAGTACTTACCTCGCCCGGCCTGTCGGGGCGTGAAGGATTCACCACAGAATGCACACGGTATTGGCTTGGGTGTCATGACGCTAAGCCTACCACGAGTACTAAGGGAAGGTCTACGTCATGGCTAAACTGGTGTTGCGCGACTGCTACGTCGTCGTGAATGGAACCGTGTTCTCTGACCACGTCTCTTCATGTGAAGTCAACATGTCGAAGGACGAGGTTGAGACAACCAACTTCTCCGGCTCCGGCCGTGAGCGGGTTCACGGTCTTCAGGACAATAGTTTCACCGTCACTTTCCAGCAGGACTTTGACGCCAACTCGGTCGACTCCGTTCTGTTCCCGCTGTGGAACAACGAGAACGAGTTCGTCGTCGAGATCCGGCCGCGTTCCAGCTCGGTGTCGGCGTCCAACCCGAAGTACACGGGAACCTGCATCCTGCTGGAGTACCAGCCCCTCGCTGGTGACGTCGGCGACCTCTCCGAGACCGAGGTCACCTTCAACGTCCAGCGGGGTACGTTCACTCGCGCCACGGCGTAACCGATGCCGACGCGCGTATGGGTCGTTACGGGCCCGGAGTGGAAGGCCGCTGCGGCCAAGCTGCGCGTCGTCGACAACGAGCTTCCCGACTGGGTCGAAGAAGAGCTGGAAGACGCTCTCGACCCGGTCGTGAGGCGCGCCAAGTCCAAGGTCATGCGCGCGGGAGTGCGGGGCGGCCCCGGGACCGGTCATACAGGTCTGCGGGCCCGGGTGGCATCCGGTGTTGGCGTCCGAAAGGGCATCAGCACCAAGTCCACTGCCTACTTCCGCATCTATACAAGCATGGCGGACGTCAGCGAGTCGCCGATTCCCAGGGGGCTTGACGAGGTCAAGGGGTGGCGCCACCCGCTATTCGGAAACAAAAACCACTGGTACCAGTCGGTACCGACCAAGCCTGGTTGGTTCACCGACACGATAGCGGACAGCGACGACGACATCGAGAGAGCGATAGGTAACGCACTCGATCACGCCGAGAGAATGTTCTAGGTGCCGGTCCACAAGCGACGGCGAGGGGTGCGCGGGTCCCCCTCGCCGTCTTCAACTCGAAGGCCCGTGAAAGAAGTAGCGATGACAGAACGAGATATCACAGGACAGATCAAGCGATCAGGCTTGAATCGACTTCCTGCTCTACTCGGCATCGACGAAAGCTCACTGGAAGAAGTCGCGGAACGCGTACGGCAGTTCGACCGAGAGCGGTCGGACGAGACGCGTCAGCGGAAGGCTCTGGAGAAGCTGGCCATCCTGGTCGGCAAGTCCACCCTCGTCGAAACAGTCCAGGAGCGATCGAACAGGGAAGACCTTCGCAAGCGCGAGGTCGAAGCCCTGGAGATGACGGCAGTAGCGCAGGCATATCCCTACGAGCAGCTTCGCAACACGAGGCGCTTCGAGATCCTGCTCAGCCGCCTGGGCATTAAGCCCACACCGACCCGTGAAGTAGAAGGAGAGACCCGTGAGCACTGAGACCGAGTACGACGCCCCCGCCCCCGCCCCGAAGGCTGAGGCCACCCCGGCGAGCAACGGCTTCCTGACCGCCGCCCAGATCCTGGAGCAGCCCACCCTCGTCATCGAGGTCGTGGACGTCCCGGAGTGGGGCGGCAAGGTCCGACTGAAGCACCTGTCGGCCAAGGAGCGCGACGACTTCGAGTCGTCGATGGTGAAGATGGGCAAAAACGGCCGTCAGCAGATGAACAACGAGAACTTCCGTGCCCGGCTGGTGCAGTTGGCCGCCGTCAGGGATGACGCCGGCGCCCCGATGTTCACCCGGCACGACATCAAGACCCTAGGCAGTCTCCCGGCGTCCGGCCTCCAGCGCGTGTTCAACAAGATCAACGAGATGTCCGCGTTCAGCGAGGACGACCTTAAGGATCTGACCGAGGATTTCGACGACGACCAGACCGACGATTCAAGTTCCGACTAGCACTTGCTATGCGTCGTCCGGACATCGACCGGATGATGGCTAGCATGTCGGCCCGCGAGTACAAGGAATGGGAAGCGTACGAGCGGGCCACTGGATCTTTGGATTCAACGTACGAGCGTGAAATGATCGCGCAACTACACGAGTTGGTCCAGGTCAACAATCTCCTGACTGGTGCGGCAATCACCAAGAAGGGTAAGAAGAATCCTGCTGGGAAGTTCCAGAAGGCCATTCGTGCCGACAGCCTGTATCTACCCTCGGAAGACGACGAGTCTGACGAGGAAGATGAGGGCGACGAGTACGACGACCTGTACGACGAAGAAGAAGAGACGGCGAAACCCTCTGGCGAGTACGACCCCGCCACGGACCCATTCGCCAACATGTCTCAAGGGAAGTGACGCAACTGCACTCCTCCGCAAGGGGATTGCCAACCTTGTGGAGGGGTGAGTACGATCGCGACGTTGAACTCCCTTGGCTTCAGCATCTTTTCGACCTATGACGGCTCCGGCGTCCGCGCTGCCCGTCGCGACATCAACGACTTCGACGGCGACACCAGGCGTTCCACGAACTCTCTGAACTCGTGGTCTGCGCGCATCATCCTGGCGACGAAGGCGGCAGCCGTCTTCGGACCCGCCCTCGTCCCAATCAGCGCCCACCTCCTCGCCGTCGGCGCCGCCGCAACCACTATGGCAGCTACGGTCGGAGTCTCCCTGGGTGCCTACGGTCTGGCGATGAAAAACGCCATCAAGTCGACCGAAGAGATGGCGAAAGCTGGCAAGACGCTCTCGTCGGCCCAGAAGGACTTCATCAAGTCCCAAGAGACCTACAACAAGACCATGGCAAACTTCGGTTCCAGTTTCCGCGATGAAAGCCTGAAGGCGGCGTCGGCCGCCCTCAAGGGGATGACTAGCATACTTCGGGGACTTGAGCCTGTAGCAAAGGCAATAGCTCCCGAGGTTACGAAGGTTGCGGTCGCATTCGAGAACTGGGCCAAGTCTGGCACTGGCTTCAAGGCGTACGCCTCGCTGATCAAGGACGCCGCCGTCCCCGCATTCCGCGACCTGGTGGCTGCCGGTAAGGCGTTCCTCAACGTTGTCGGAGACGGCTTCCGGGCCTTTCTGCCTAGCAGTGTTGAGTTGGCGGCAAGTATTCGCAGGGGTGCCGAATCTCTAAAAGCCTGGTCCGACGGTGGCGGGTTCCAGCGATTCCTGGCCTACGTCAAGGAAGTCTCTCCACAGGTACGTGAGTTCTGGAAGGCGCTCTGGGATGCCCTGAAGAACATCGGGGCAGTCATGAAGGACCTCGGCCCACTGTCGCTTGGATTGGTCACGACCATGCTCAAGCTGGTGGCCGCACTCCCCCCGGAGGTTCTCGCTAACATCGTCCGGGCGTTCATAGCCTGGAAGGTTGCCGTTCTGGCCCTCCTAGTCATAGGCAAACTGGCCGCCATGATTCGCGCCGTCGCCGCTGCCTGGTTCGTCCTGAACCTAGCGTTCACGGCTTCGACGATCGGCCTGGTCGTCCTGGCCATCGCCGCCCTGATCGCCGGTATCGTCCTGCTCGTCAAGAACTGGGACACCGTCTCTGGCGCGCTCAAGACGGCTTGGAACGCGACCTGGAACGCGATGAAGGTGGCGGCTGAAGCTGTATGGAACTTCCTGACGACTGGCTGGACTCAGTTCTGCCTCCTCCTCCTCGGTCCGGTCGGCGGCCTCATCCTGCTCATCAACAACTGGACTACGGTCTGGAATGCCATAAAGCTTGCCGCTCAGACGGTCTGGAATGCCTTGCAGGTCGCCTGGGCCGCCTTCTCTGGCGCCTTCGTGACCGCCTGGCAGGCGGTGTCCGGAGCCCTGACGACAGCCTGGAACGCAACCTGGAACGCCATCAAGGTCGCCGTCGAGGCAGTCTGGAACGCCCTCAAGACCGCCTGGAACGCTGTGTGTACAGCGTTCTCGACGACATGGACGACCGTATCCACAGCCCTCTCTACGGCTTGGAGTACTGTCTGGAACGCCATTAAGCTCGTTGCTGAAACCGTATGGAACGCGCTGAAGTTGGCGTGGGAAGCGTTCATCAACGGCCTTCAGGTTATCTGGACGACT